GCAAAAGATAAATAATACAGCGGGTATTAGTAGTGGTAATACTAGTATGGGAGAATCCTCCTCAATAACAATATCTGCTTGGGTTTATCCTTTTACTATAAGTGCGAACCAAGAATATGTAGTAAAAGCTTATCTTCTTAATTCTGTATGGAGTACCCCTTGGATTTCAATAGGCTTTCAATTAAATGGATCTTCTGTATTATCAATTCCCTATTCTCATGCTGGAGCAGCAGGTAGTTTAGTTTTTTCCACTAATTTAGTGGTAAATACTTGGCAACATATAGCACTCGTCCATAATGGCACTAATCTATACGGGTATTTGAATGGAGTCCAACAATGCGCTTCTTCTCCAGGAAGTATTGATTGGGGAACTCATGGATCATGGACAATAGGTTGTAATTATAATAGTGGTATTACTACTAATGCTATAATAGATGATGTTCGCGTAGAATCAATAGCCAGAACTCAATTATATTTGTACAAACAATATATACTTGGAGTATTAAATTTCAATTGATATATAATAGTTATAATACCAGTTTGCTTTCAAGATGATAGCTTCAAATACCGAATATATTTTCCATATTAATGGAGATGAATTTAGATGCGCAAGACGAAGTCGCCGATTTTTGAAGCTGTCCAGAAAATAGCTAAAGTATGTTATTCTAATTTTATTTCAAGTTGAGACTAATTATTTTCAAATCTAGCTTATATTAAGCTAATTTAAGAATTAGTTAGTCTCATCTTGAAAGCAAACTGGTATTAGATGATTTTTTCTAATATAGATTTATCAAATCCCAAATCTTTAAGCTTATCAAATAAACTATTTACGTCATCATCAACATAAGATACTTTTGAGATTTGATTAAAAGCTTGAAATATAAAAGCTATATCTCCATATGTGTTTACATCAATTCCTGCCGTAATAAAAATATCTTTATATTTATTAGGCAATATAGTTGAACGATCTATTTTGTCACTAAATAACAACTTTTTATATTCATTTACTATGATTTCATTTACAATGAAACTTATAGATGTAATTCTTCTTTTTGCTTTAATAATCTTGTTAAGAAAAACCCAATCTATATAATCTTTTAATATAAAAGGATCTGAACTTAATGTTAAACATAATCTTTTAATTTGAAAAATTTCAAAACATTTAGATGGTTGTTGAACATTATACTTAAATTTATAATCTATATTATATTGCTCTTTGTATTTTTTACAAAAATAAGCTAAAATGTGAACAGTCTTCCAGTCTTTAGAATCTAACGTATCAATTTCTTTGAATTTTTCAAAGAATTTTCTGTAATAATCATTAGGAATATCTGTAAGATTTCCACATGTTAAATCGTTTTTCATTAAAATAATGATATATTTTATATATTTTTTGTCAATAGACGATTTTGTAGAATCTCTGTATTTTTAGGAGAAAATAATGATTATCTGTGTTTTTTAATATCTAAAACTTTCTCAAGTATTTCTGTAGAAATATCTATATTTTTATATGATGATCTATTTAAAATATTCGATATCTTTTTACGTGGGCAATTCATGATATCAGAAATATCATAAGTAGTTTTTCCTAACAAATACAAATCGAAAATTTGGTAAATATCTTCTTTTGTGAACATTTTGTTTTTCCAATATCTCGACTCATTAAATATAGATATTAATCTATTATCAAGATCTTCTGATAATATTATATGTTTAAAAGTTTCTCTTCTTAAAATGCTCCATAAATTAGAGCTAGATATTTCATATTTTAGTTTTAAAACTTTTGTTTCTATTTTATTCACAACAAAATCATTTAATATCAGTAGAACTATTGAATCAGAAATTTTCTTTCTTTTACTTGAATTTTCTTTTTTAATTTTTAATTTTTCTAATAGATCTTCAGATAATACAAACATATCAGAAATTCTTAATCTAGTTATATCAAAAACTGAATTATAACTAATATTATACTTAATAGCAATATCTCTTAACTTTATTTCATTACAAAAATCATTGATAACATTTTCTATTAATTGTAGATTACGTTTAAAATTACAAGGACCACAATCTCCACCAAAAGATTCATTATACCCACAATTATATGAGTTATATTTTTTTATATACTCTTTTTCTGCAACATAAGCAGTTTTCATATCATTAAAAGATTCTAATAACTCAATTTTAAAATTTTCCTTACCATATTTTTTGATTGAGTTCTGTAAAGAACATAATTTTGTTGCATCTTTACATTTGGATACTCCAACATGTTCTGCAAATCTTTTATCTATATTTTTATGGGTAACGCCTACGTAAACTTTATTAGTTATGAGGTTTGTTATTAAATAACAATAATGCTCTTTATTTTTTAAAACCTCTATATCTCTCATTTTATTTCATTTCTATACATTTTTTAATTATAAAGCTGGGTTCAGAACAAAAAGTTTCATATCTTATCATAGAGTGTTTTTTCAAAAATTTACATTGATCATAGAAGTCAATTATAACTACATGTTTTTTTTCTGGATACGCTCTTAACACTCTACCCACTCTTTGAATACATATATTTACAGCGCAACCTCCGCCTGCTAATACTAAACTTGACAATATTGGAAGGTCTAAACCAATGTCAAATATGGTACTCGCAACCACACAATTAATTTCTTTATTATTCAGTAACTCTTTAGCTTTATTTCTTTCATTTAAAGGGTCTTTGCCGCTTAATAAAATACATTTAATATTTTTTTCAAGCATCATATCATATAGTATATTTCCATGTTTTATTTGTTTAAATAGAACTAATGGGGTATAGTTTTTATCTATTAATTTTAATACATTATCAATAATCAATTTATTTCTATATTCATTTTCTACAACATATCTTTTATATACAGATTGATAATTATCCTTAAGGGTCATTTTAGGAACAGGTATATATTTTATTATCGGCTGAGCTAATATTTTTCTATCAATTAATTCAGATGCTGAAATATTTATAATTTTATCACCAAGAATTGCTGTAGATAATAATTCAGTGTGGTCCTGTCTATACGGGGTGCCAGAGCACCCGTATAGATATTCAGGATCTATCTGTTTGTATATAGCATCGATAGTATTAGTTGTTACAACATGACATTCATCTAATATATGCAATTTGGTCTGTTTTAATAATTTTTGTATTTTTACATAATTTTCAAATTTGGGAGATTGTTCATAATTTTTTTCTCTATCATTTAATAAAAATTTATTATCTAAATTTAGAGATTTCCCTATCGTCCAAATAGTAGCTATAGTTATATTTCTTGGTTCACATATACCATTTCCGATATATCCAATTTCTTCTGAGAATAATTTAGAAAATAGTTTATGAAACTGATCTAATAAATCTAACCCTATTACATATATTATAGTAGGCTTATTTATATATGCTGTAATTAATGCAATTACCAAGGTTTTACCAGAACCTGTAGCAGAATGTATGATACCTTTATCATTATTTTTAACTGCTTCAAGCGTACGTAATTGATAGTCTCTAGGTATTAGACCATATTTTTCTAAATTTGTAGAAATATCTAACGGAATATTTATTATTTTAGGTAGTCTTTGATCCTCAATAATAAATCTTATATTAAGATTATTTAAATATATTTTAACATTATTTAATAATCCTAAATCAAATTTATTATTTTTACTTAATAAGTAGGTAATACCATTCCATCCATTTTGATATGCAGGCGTAAATTCTACTCCTTTTACTTTAAAGGAAAGTCTAGAACGAAGTTTTTTTATTAAAGTTTCATCATCAGTGAAGATTTGACATTTTTTATTATTTAAAATAACTATTTTAGTTGCCATATCTTTTTTATCTTTTGCAAAGCAAAAAACCCACGCCTTTAGGCGTGGGATGAATGCGTTAATGTATTTTTTTAGTTTAATGTCGATTTTTGATCAAATTAATGATATGGATTTAAATACAACTTATAATATAAGAGATGAAGTTTTAAGAAACCTAGCGAAAGTGTCTGGTTGTGGTTCGCAATCGGACGTTAAACAAAAACATGTTGAGGCGTCTTCGCGTGAAGAGTCTGTGAAACATAAAGCTCCCGCCTTTAGGCGGGAGCTTTATGTTTCACAGA